TCTAGACGGTGGTGGTAGACCAGTCGTTTCAAGATTACCTTATGGTGACGGTACCGGTACCGGTTCAACTGACCGTACTTATAGCTGTTTAGCTTACCCAGCTATACCAGTAGGAAATTCAATTGAAGCTATTTCTGCAGAGTATAGCGGAGATAGAACAAGCCATTATACTTTCTCCAACGAGACTTCAGGATACATTATTGGAGCTCCCGTAGCTATAGAATTAACAGAGGATCAATATAATAGTTTAGAGCAAAACGACATTCAATGGGTTGATGGTGGTGGTGGCACAGAATTAGTTGACCTTCATTCTAATGATTGGTTTTCAGGAGGTTATGGTGACTTAGGGAAAGCAGCTGTTATTGTATTAAATAAATTTAAATCAACTTTTGATCAAAAAACTCTAGAAGGTTATGTATTAGGTATATCAGACAGTTTTGATGCTGATCCTTCTTCTGCTTTTACAAGTTTACAAGATATTAAGTATTCCCCAGCAGGTACAACAGTCGCTCATCCAGAACATGACTCCTATTCTATACCTGCTTCAAGGCTTAATTTTGATTTAACTTCAACTGCTACTGATAATAAAGAATCTCTCTCAAGAGAATTGGAGACCCAAGGAAGTGATATTGAGTTATACCAAGCATCTTTTATTGATTCGATTAGTTTAGGTGTTTATAAATTAAGACAATCTTTATATACCCCAGAAGCAACTACGCTTGATTATACAGTACCTGATGGTTATGTAGGGTCAGTTAATAGCTTTAGAAAAGTACAAGATAGAAACGGTGGACCATCAAGAGGCTTTTTCGTTGGTGATATCGAAGATAACTCAACTTATATTCAGGTATTAGTCAATCCTTTTATTAGTACAACAGGTGGAGATTGGACCAATGAATATGGTAAGCCAAATAAATACGTTATTACATATCACGGCCCGAGTGATACCGAAAGTAAGTTTGTAGCTGTTACAGCTAACCCAACTTATCAAAATACTCCTTTATTTGGTACTAATCCTTATAATACTGATACATATAACCCAGCAATATCTAGTGCAACAGTAAATTGGTTTGATTATGATAATGATCCTTTATTTACACCTGCAGCAAGCTACGGTTTGGGTGGTGTTGCAGGCATTGATGATGGAACTACCGTAATTAGCTCATTAACAGGTAATTTTTTCACATTAGGTTTACCTGCTCTTACTGCTCAAATTGATACATATAATATTGATAATACAGTAAGTGGTACAACAATATGGGGAGATCTTTCTGCAGCATATAGAGGTTTATCTGAAGCTACATATACTGGTTATTTTGCTCCTAACCCTATAACTGATTCATCATTTGATACTTTTACTAGCTTATTAACAACAACACTACCACCGCTTGATGCTGCATACAGCTATGGTGTTACTGAAGTTAATAAAGCGGGTAGTGATTTACTCAGTAGTAAGGTAGCTGTTGGAAATATTCCTGGAAAGGTTGATAGAGTATTCCAGACAATAGATGATGTTGATGCATTAAGAATTGATCTTTCTGTAGAAGCTGGTTTGGGTACTATTTATGCTCAATGTAATACTCTCAAATTAAGTAGTTTTGAGGATAACATTAAGTTTAATATAGGCAAAACTTCTGATTCAACTGGTTTTTATAGAACTAATGGTAATCTTGATACTGATTATTTACAAACAAATTATCTTGGCGGTCAATCCAGTTCCTATACCGCTCAAACTGTTAAAGATAACTACAACGGTGTTTATACTCAGTTTGAAACGTTTGCAAGATCTATTAGAAAAGATCATATGTTTATTGCTGATCCTTTGAGACCATTTGTTATTGAAGGGGCAAATACTAAGATTCTTTCTAATAAGAATAATACATTTGTTCAGCATGTGTATACCCCAATTAAGAACTTATACGATGTAGTAAGTACAAGTTATGCAGCAGTTTATGCTAACTGGGCTAAACAAATAGACCTTACAGACGGTCAGCCTAAATGGGTACCGTTTTCCGGCTTACTTGCTGGTATGATGGCTGCAGATGATGCGAATTTCGCACCATGGTATGCTCCAGCAGGTTTTACAAGAGGTAAGATTCCTTCTCCGTTACTTGACTTAGCAGTAAGCCCAAGTCAAAGAAACAGAGATTCTGTTTACAAGATTGGTGTTAATCCGATTACTAAATTCCCTAACGATGGTATTACAGTATTCGGTCAGAAGACACAATTGTCAACACCTTCTGCATTCGATAGAATCAATGTACGTAGATTATTCTTATATCTAGAAAAGATCACAAGAAGTACAATGAAGTATTTCGTATTTGAACCAAATACAGTCTTTACTAGAACAAGAGTTGTTAACGTATTGAGACCACAATTCGAAATCGTAAAGAATAATCAAGGTATGTATGATTATCTCATTGTTTGCGACGAGAGAAACAATACTCCTGAAGTTATAGATCAAAATCAGTTAATTGTAGATATCTACATTAAACCGACAAGAGCGGCTGAGTTTATTCTTGTTAATTTTTATGCTACAAGAACCGATCAAGACTTTAATGAGTTGATATAAATAATTAAAGAAAGGATTTAGAAAACTTATGTCATTAAATATAACAGATTATTTCGAAGTAATGCAGCAGAGGGACTTCCTCCGCACAAATCAATATCGAGTTGCAGCCTTAACTTACAAAGGTCTCAGCTTAACGGAGGCAGATTTGGTATATCTCAGAACAGCGGATATTCCAAGTAGAACCATTCAACAAGTAGACGTACCTTATATGGGTTTAAACTTTAAGGTACCAGGTACAGCGCAATATCAGGGCACGATGCAGTTAGGTTTTTACTGCGATCAGCCACAAATTATTCGAGGTATTTTTGAGCAAATGAGTTTTACTACATTTGATGATGATGTTTCTGGAGGTCAGTATACTGTTGCTGGTAGTGATATATTAACGTTCCGTACGTTTAATCAAACATCACCAGAAAGTACGACCACTGCATATTCCCTAATCGGTATTTTTCCTACTGAGGTAGGAACTATCACGATGGATACAACATCAAATGGGCAGGTAGCTAATTTTCAAGCTACTATTGCTTACCAATATTGGAGAAAAACTGTTGGTGGTGCTTCTAGTGCATTCGGAT